TGACGGAACAGGTGATTCGCTTTACCTAGCCGGCCAGAAGATAAACAACAATTTCACTGAACTTTTCTCCAAGGCCTCCGTCGAGGCAGATATAAAGTTCTTTGGCAACAACATAACGTCCAGACTATCAAACGCGGACATATTTGTTCATCCATCAGGCACAGGGACGGTTTTATTTCCAGGTATTAGATTCAATGACAACAACATAGAACTTTTGAACACAAACGATGACATCAAGATCAGGGCTAACGGTTCAGGAAAAGTCATCATAGCTGGACTGGGCTTCAGCGGAACTACGCTTAGTGCACCAGATTCTTCATCGGTCAATATCAATGAAAATTTAATTGTGGATGGTGACTACACCACAGCAGACGGTTTCGCTTTCAGTGGTACTCAGACTTTTGCCACAGGCATGACATTTGGAAACTTGACATTAGGTAATGGATCCATAGTAGATTCGTCAGGTGCTATAAGTTTCGGAGATGAAGACCTAACCACAACAGGAACACTCAATGCAGGAGATAGTTCAACGATAGGAAACTTAACTCTTACGGATGGATCTATAACTGATTCAAGTGGGGCGATCAGTTTTGGCAATGAGAATCTCAGCACCACAGGTACTTTAGATGTGTCAGGCGCAACCACGATGGGATCAATCTCGGTTTCTGGGGCGACATCATTCGCAGATTCAATCACTGTGGACAACCTTACATTCAACGACAACATAATTTCAACCAGCTCCAACGCCGATTTGAGGTTAACACCGGGTGGCACAGGCGTGGTAAAGGTAAGCAATTTAACCATAGATTCATCTATAAACTTCACCGACAATGTTTTGAAAGTCACAACATCAAATGCTGACCTTGGTTTGACAGGAAGTGGCACAGGATCTGTGGTGATCAACAACGTTAATCTTGACGCAGGCACAATTGACAACACCGTCATCGGCGCCAACGAGCCCGCCGCTGGTAACTTCACACAACCGATCGGTTATAGTACTTTGGTGATTCCTAACAAGATCACTTTCTCTGGCAACACCATGTCAACAAACAGGTCAAACGACAACTTGGAATTTGCCGCCAACGGTTCAGGCAAGGTCGTAATCAATGGTCTGTCATTACCAAATAGTGACGGCCAAACAGGTGAGTTCATTCAGACCGATGGAAGTGGAAACCTAACATTCGCTGGCGTTTCCATATCTTTCAGTGAATCTACAATACAGGACGCACGGGCCACTATTGGTTTCACATCAGAGGTGGTGATAGACGCCAATCTATCAACTGGAGAAAACGAATCAATTACAGCAGATACCAGTATGATCAATGACTGGGCTAGTTCAAAGTACGACAGTGCATTCTACGTGACTTTGAGTAGGGTGGAGGAGGCAGACAGTTCGATTGAGTTCCAGATGCAGAAACACATACTTGCACGTGGCACAAATGACGGGTCAACCTTTGACTCATTCTCTGGTTCAGCACAGATCATAAGAACTTCGGCCGCTGAGGAGGTGCAACTTTCAACAGACATAAGGGCGGCAACAGACAGAGTGAGGCTACTAGGAACCGGAGGAAAGTTAGCAGATGGTTCAACAACTTCAGCGATTAACACACTGCACTTCTTCAGGATAGGCCTTGGTGACAATGACTCTTCTGGCACACAGGCAGGGAGTTCAACTTACACACAACAACAGACTTTGGTGGTGGCGGATCTGGATTCCGCGGCGGCCACACTGGACTCATGGTCCGCTTCATCATACCGGGGGGCCAAATATTTTATTTCGGTCAACAACACGACCTCCAATGAAGTGTCATCATCCGAGGTGTTGCTTGTACACGATGGCACAGACGCATTCGTTTCAGAATACAACCTTATAATATCCAACGCGGAGACCACACCACTGGCCACGTTCACTGCGGACATCAGCGGAGGCAACGTGAGACTGCGAGGAGCCAATGGCACAGCAGGAACCTGCAGGATAACAATGTATCGAATATTGTTGTCAGACTCGGAAGTTGACAGGTCAGGCACCCCGATCGCGATAGTTGGTTCAACACCTATCGGACAGATCACAACCACCGATGTAGACCATGTTACCACAACAATAGATTCAAGACAAGGCTTCGAATCAGAGGAGACCCTTGATGAATTTGCGTCATCTAAGTATGACAGTGCTTGGTACCATACATTGGTCAAAGACATGACATCCGGCAGGTTGGCATTCCACAAGTATTCATTGCTACATGGCACCAGTAACGACAGCAGTATCGAGGCATTCGTAACAGACAGTAGTGTGGTGAGGTCTGAAGAGTTTGACGTGGTCACAGCAAACGCCAGCGTTGACGATGGCAACATACGTTTGAATCTCACTGGCATCAACGACGGTTCCACGACAATATCTAACTTCGTTAACTCATTCAGATTAGGACTCGGCGACAGTGATTCCACAGGATATGTTGGTGAGGAGTCCAGTTTGGCCACAGTTGAGATCAACACAGATGTTGACAGTGCTTCGGAGAGCATTGACTCATTCGCACATTCAGACCACAGGGGGGCAAAATATTATGTGTCAGTGAAAAATGCGTCGGGTGGCGAAGTGATGAACATAGAATTATTAGTGGTGCACAACGGCACTGATGCGTTCATCACAAGTTATAACGAACACAGTTCAGGCAACACAGGTGCCGCTTCGACAAATACCCTTTGTACTTTTACGGCGGCCATAGACGGTAGTAATGTTGTGGTAAGTGCGGCGGGCCTACAGACCAACTTGAGAATACACATGTATAGAATTTTATTAGCAGATGACCAGTCAGCATCAACCGGCACAAACGTAAATGTAATAAACGCAAAGACCATTTCAAGTTCGGCCACATTGATAGACAGTTTTAACACTAGCACGTATGGTGCGGCACACTACATCATAATTGCAACAAAATCAAATGACAGTTGTATAATGGAGGCCACGGTGATCAGTGATGGTACTAACGCAAGTATATCAGAAGGACCACAGGTCAGCACAGAAGAGACACCTATGTTGGATCTCACTGTTAATCAAGTTTCAGCAACAGCAGTAGTACAAGCGTCAGCTACATCAGGTGGATCGACTACAGTCAACGCATACAGGATTCACATACCTGTGCCTGCAGGAACACAGTACACTGAGATAGATTCTTTTGCACACAACAGCACACAGGGTGCCATGTACATAGCAGTTACTAACCAGACAGATGGCAAGTCTGCCATAGATGAATTCATGGTTGTCACAGATGGCACTGACGCATACAATCTGAGATACGGAATAAACACAGATTCCGCAAGCAGTGATCTGGTCAACTGGACTACGGCAGTGGAAGGAAGCAATGCCAAGGTAAGGGCATCTCTCGCAGATAGTAGAGCACAAGGCACAATCAACGCATGGCAGGTTCACCTAGACAGGGCGGGGGGTAATCCATCAAATATTGCCACGCTGGACAGTTTCAACAAAACCACACACAGAGGTGCTTTCTACACTGTGTCAATATCAGATTCTAATGGTGGAACACTAGGAAACTATGAACTTGTTGATGTTCGTGTCACCCACGACGGCACCACTCCATTTATTTCCGTGTTTGGAAGGACAAACAGTGCCAGTGATGATCTGGTCACGTTCAGTGCTGACATAGATGGCGACAATGTGAGACTTAGAGGGCAAATAAATACAAGTAACACACATACATTAACTGCCGTTAGGAGATTATTAGAAGTATAGCATATGACACAATTAGTTTTAAATGTAGGAACAAACGCAAACGACGGAACAGGAGACACGTTACGAGACGCGATGATCAAGGTGAACACCAACTTCACCGAGGTTTACGCATCTGCAGGATTTGACCTTACAACAATAGAAGTCACAGGCAATGAAATCAGAGCCACGCGAACAAACGATGACATAGTTTTCAAACCGGCCGGCGCCGGGGCAGTGGAATTCCCTGCATTAAGAATCAATGGTAACAACATCGAAGGCACAAGATCCAATGAAGATATTAATTTGATTCCGGCTGGAACAGGAAATGTTGTCTTTGGTGCAATACAGATAAAAGGCACTACTTTGAGCTCAACTGACTCATCTACTATCAATATCAACGAAGGCTTGATTGTTGATGGATCAATGACAGTGTCAGGATCCACTAACTTCTTGGGGGCCATTTCAGCAGGATCAGGATCCACAGTTGGAAATTTAACACTTGCGGATGGTTCGATAACAGATTCGTCAGGGGCAATCAGTTTTGGCAATGAAAATTTGACAACCACAGGAACATTAAACGCAGGAACAGGTTCCACATTTGGCAACCTTACACTTGCAAATGGATCTATCACTGACTCCAGTGGGGCAATAAGTTTTGGCAATGAAAATCTAAGCACTACCGGAACTTTGGATGTTTCAGGATTGTCAACCCTCGGAGCATTAACCGTGACAGGAGCAATGACTTTCACAAGTGGAGGAGTCACAGTAGACAATCTAAGTTTCAATGACAACACGATATCTTCTAGTTCAAATGCAGATATACGTTTGACGCCGGGTGGGACAGGGTCTGTCATAGTAAACAGCCTGACAATCGATGACAACATTAATATTACAGACAACCATATCAAGGCGACTGCGTCAAACTCGGACTTGATACTATCTCCATCGGGCACAGGACAAGTTGTGATTGCAAAAGCAGACATCAACAGTGGTGCCATAGACGGCACAGTGATAGGTGGTACAACCGCGGCGGCAGGAACTTTCACAACCTTGACAGTGACACAGGCGTTGACGCTTGGTCAAATCACGATCGATGACAACACAGTTAAAACAAATTCTTCTAATGCTAACCTCGAATTAACAGGAAATGGAACAGGTGGCGTTACTATAAGTGGTTTTACTTTTCCTACAACAGATGGAAGCACCAACCAATTTCTTAAAACAGACGGAGCAGGAACACTTTCATTTGCTACTGCAGGTGCTACACTTAATAATTCGGATCTTGTTGATGCAGTTACTACCGTTTCGAGTTCGGCCACAACTGTTTTGAACACGTTTGATAAGACCGTATCCAGAAGTGCCAAATACTTTGTTTCAATCACCGACTCAACAAACAGTAGATTCGAAGTTGTAGAAGCAAGTGTGACCCATGATGGCACAAACGCTTTTATATCTGTGTTCGGTAGAACAACGAATTACACAGATGATCTTTGCACATTTTCCGCTGACATCAACGGTAACGATGTGAGGGTGTTGGTAACAAACATTTCAAATAACAGCACCGTATTCAAGTTCCAAAGAATAACTTTCGACATTTAAATTACATTCGGTTCTTAGAATATTAAATAAATAAACGTATCAAAAGAGGATAGAATATGGCACAACAATCAATAAACATAGGATCAAGTGCAAACGACGGCACAGGTGATCCTTTACGAACAGCATTTGACAAGATAAACGACAATTTCACTGAGTTGTATGGCTCTACAGCAGAGGCCAATGACCTCATAGAAGATTCGACTCCACAATTGGGAGGAGACCTAGATGTCAACGGAAGACGGATAACATCAGCAAGATCAAACGAAGACATTATCTTATTACCAAACGGCACAGGCGGCGTTGTTGCGTCAGCTATCAGAATCGCTGGTACCACTATCAGCTCAGACGACTCGAGTATTATTAATATTAATGAAGGATTAGTAGTTGATGGCACAGCAAGTGTATCTGGAGCCGCAACATT